CACCGCGACAATCCGTACTCGTCGTCGTCCTCTCTCAAGGCGCCGACCGGTCATCTTACAGTTCATCCAGTTATCAAGTTCGAAGAGACTGCAGTTGTTCAGTGCGTTCGTCTCGACGATTTTGCGCCTCTCAAGGATACGACAATTGATTTCATCTGGGCAGATGTGCAGGGTGCTGAGGATCTTGTCTTTGGAGGCGCAACCGAGACCTTGAAGCGTACCCGGTTTGTCTAGACGGAGTATGCAACGGATCTGTACGAGGGACAACTGAATCGCGCACAACTTCTTAATGTGTTTGGCAAGGACTGGATTGTCGTCCACGACTATGGAAATGGACGTGATGGCGATATCCTGCTCAAGAACATCGCGATTGCATAATCCAAACCACAAATGCAGGTAGGTCTCTACCACCATTTATGGTTTTGTTTTGAAGTTTGATACCGGAGGTCTCTAGTTGCTGTACGCAAGACCGCCCATGCCGGACATCACGCGCAGCACGTTGTAGTTGACGGCGTAGACGCGAACCTGCGCCGTGCGACCACCGCGCACCGTGTTGACAGACACCGTGAGCTGCAGCGTCGCCTTGTCGATACGTGAGAAGTTGCACGAACCGCTCGGCTGGTGCTCCTCGGGCTTCAGGGCAAACGAGTACACGTTGATGCCCGGCGCCGGCGTGCGCGTGTGGTGCTGGTACGGTTGCACCACGCTGAAATAGCGACCCTCGCGCTCCGTGAAGCGATCCTGACCGTTGAGCTGCAGCTTGCCAACCTCCACCGGGTTCTTGCCCGTGCAGCGCACACCGGACTCGAGCACCACCTTCGCGAGGAGGTAGTTCGTCGTGTCCTCGAAGAGCGCCGCCTGGTCGCCCGCGCCCGTGAGGTTCGTGTCCAACCAAGACGCGCCCGACAGCGAGGGACCCTGGGCGACACCCAGACCCGGGAGGTAGGGACCCGAGGGACCATCCGTCGTCGTCGGGACCAAGTTGCCCGAAACGCCACCACCCAGCGAACCGCGCGCAAGGACGTCCATGATCACACCCTCCGTCGAGAAGTCGTCGGAGTAGTTGAACGGCTGGCATCCGTTGACCTCCTGGATGAAGGTCGTCTGGGCGCCCGGGTTCGAGCAGTCCACGAACGAGTCGCGCTGGCACACCCACACCAGCTCCTTCACCGGGTGGTTAAAGTTCAGCTGGATCTTGTTGCTCGAGCTCGTGATCGACTCGGCACCCGTGAACTGCAACTGCTCAATCAGGTACTCGTGCGACTGCTGGGCAAAGCGGCGACGCTCCTCCGTGTCCAGGTAGACATAGTCGATGTACAGCGACGCGGCAGTGAGCGACTGAACCGCCGTCGTTGCCGTGCCCTCGTAGTACACGCAGTTGACCCACTGCTCGAACTCCACGTTGATGCGCACCTCGTGGTACTGGAGCGCGATGAGCGGGATCGCCAGACCCGGGTTGCGGCAGAACCAGAACTGCAGCGGGATGTACAGCGTCTTGGCAGGCGTGCCGGCACGGGGCGCGCACGTGTTCGTCAGCTCAGCGCCAGCGCACGAGGTGTCCAGCGCATATCCCTTGCGGTCCTTCATGAGCACCAGGTCGTGCGTGTTGCCGATCATGTCATCCAGACCGCGGATCGTGCCCGGGTCCTGCGACAGCTGCGTCCAGATCTGCATCCAGTCGCCATACTGGCGGTCAATACGCTGACCGCCCACCTCGAGCTCCACCACCTTGATCAGGCGGTGACCGATGTAGTTCAACCAACGGAAGCGGTTGATACCCGTGTTGTTGCCCGCGCCGAGGTCGACCGTCGGCAGAACCACCTGCACATACGTGCGGTACATCAAGTCGGCGTTACGGTTGATGATCGCCGTCACACGCTTGTTGAAGTCCGCCTGTCCGTTGAAAGTGACCTCAATGGACTCCATGGCAAAGTTCGTGTGACGCTTGAAGAGCACCTTCCAGAAGGTGATCTGCGGGTTGCCCGAGATGTAGATATCCTGCGCGCCATACGAGACAAGCTGTAAGAGACCACCACCCATGTTGTTTACTATAGCAAATATAAAAAAAATGGCGGAGCTTCTTCATTTTCAGAGACGACGACTTTCAGATAAAATGCGCATCTATGCTGTGAACTGTGACAAGGGTCGTGCCGAACGGTTACATGCTGCCGCGGCACCCTTGAACCTCGACATCGTCCTTGTTGCAAGTCCACTTGCCGATTCGGAGGAAGTGGTGCGTCGGGGCAAGGCATGTTTTGAGAGGGGTACGAGTTATCCCACTGGGTGTGCGGCAACCATCGGACACTTGCGCGCCCTTGAGCAGTTTATTGCAGATGGTGATCCGTTGGGAATCATTATCGAAGACGATGTGAGATTCCATCGTGAGTTTGTGCGTATTGTGGATGCAATGACACCGCATATGTTGAGTGGCGAGACAGATGTCCTTTCGCTTGGATATGTGAATATACCCATCGGTGAACGGATCTGGATTGGGACAGAATTGATTATTCGGACTGTCGGTGTTTCGAATCCATGGGGTGCACAGTGTTACATGGTGACGCGGAAATATGCAGAGTTTCTCGTGAACCTGTTTAAGGAGGACAACTTGTCGCTTCCGTACACGAATCACTTTGTGACAGACTGGGTCTTGTTCGATCCGGCAAACGGATGCAGACGAGACACACTTATTTTGCCAATTGCAATCGAGTCGCCTGACGAACAGACCATTGCAGGAAGTACAAACAAACCGAATATTATTGAACAATGTGAACTCAATCCTCTTGATTTTTGTCTGTAAAGATGTAAATGGACAACATTCACGCGGAGGTTCCTTTCAATGAACTCCAGAACCATAAACTGTATAGAGTCCTCAAGAACCCGACTGACGCGATATCTACGTTTCCAAAGGTAGGTCAGACGTTCAATGTCGTTAGTATTACTCCTGACAGACGGTATGTAACCATAATGGCGGTACCTCGTGGGGATTCAGAGTTAATGATGCAGATGGAGCACAATACGTATCCTGAGGGCAGTTTTTTACAGATGAACCCTCCGGCGGCAGCGGCGGCGGGTCGTCGGCGTAGACGCAGTCGGCGTGCTCGTAGACGTACGGGTAGTCGCAGACGCTACTGATTCTGCTGATGATAACACCTGCGACACACAGGTTCGTATACAGCGTGTCCGCCAATCACAATCTGCTGAGGCGAATCGCATTTCCTCTGCGTGAAGGGTGCTTGTGTTCCATCCTTGCAAAGACTACAAAGTGCCGACAGCATCGTAATGGAGTCAGCAAGTGGAATGCAACTTGCCAACTCTCCGAACAGTGCCCGATTCGAATCACCATTCAGACCCACAAGAATCAACTTCTTTCCAAGGGTGTCTACAAGAAACTCGACTGCAGTGACAAGTCCTGTGAAAAACTGCGCCTCATCAACAACCACAACATCAAATGGAATCAAAAAATCCTCAGTGAGTCCGTTTAGACTATTCGTTGTGAAACATGGAATCCGTTCACCTGAATGTGTTACGATCTCGTTCGCATTCATGTATCTCGTATCAAGTGCGTGGTTCACGACAAGGACCCGCTTGCCGATCGCTGAATACCGCCCGACAATGGAAAGAACATGGGAGGTCTTTCCCGCAAACATGGGTCCTATAACGAGTGTGAGGGACATTGTTTCATTTGGCAAACTACCTGAAAGTTAGTTAATTTTCAATCATTCGAGAATCGCACGAGCGGTGATGTGCATTGCGGCAAGTTCCTGGACCCACAACTTCATCGCATAGGGGATCGTCTTTTGCAGGAAATCCGTTCGGTTCCCACACGATCCGCACGAGTAGATCTTCTCAACTGGATTCACGATTGCCAGTGTACCGCACTCCTTGCAGAAACCCGTCAAGAACGGATCGGACACGTCCATCAGACGCTCCTTCGTAAACATGGAAATTCCGTGCGACAACATGCAATCCCTCTCCATCTCGCCCACACGCAGACCACCGTCCCTCGACCGTCCCTCGCACGGTTGGCGAGTCAACGATACAATGGGTCCGCGACTTCTCGAATGCCGCTTATCAATGACCATATGCTTGAGTCGCTGATAGAAGGTGGGACCCATAAAGATCTCTGCCTCAATCATCTCACCCGTCTGTCCGTTGTACAGGATCTCATTGCCATACGGATGCATGCCAAGTGTCAGCATGTGCTTGCGCAGCGCATCCACCTTGAGATGGTTGTAGGGCGTGCCGTCACCCAATGTCCCCGTCCGAGTACAAATCTTGCCAAAGATCGTCTCCATCAACTGTGCGATGGTCATGCGAGACGGAACTGCGTGAGGATTCATGATGAGGTCTGGACGCAGACCCCCTGCAGTGAACGGCATGTCCTCTTCCTTTAGCAACATGCCCACCGTGCCCTTCTGACCGTGCCTCGAAGAAAATTTATCGCCTATCTGCGGGACACGTTCGGACACCACACGGACCTTGATAAACGGATATCCATCCGAATTCTTGTCCTTCCAGACCCCGTCGATACGACACGTCTCGGCATTCTTGTGCGTGGTCGACACGTCGCGATACGCATACCCTGCCGCATCGTTGCGCAGATTGGCAACCTTCCCGATGACCACATCATTCTCCTGCAGAACCGAATTCAAGATCGGAATACCATTCTCACCGATTGCGTCATAACTTGTATTCTTGAACTTGCGGGTATTGTGCTTGTTGGGTTTCATGAACTTCTCCTCACGACCTGAGGTCACATTGCGGTGCTCCTCATCCTTGTACATGGTGTAGTAGAGACCACGAAAGAGACCACGATTGACTGCACTGCTGTTCATGATGATCGAATCCTCCTGGTTGTACCCTCCATAACACGCAATGGCAACAATGGAGTTCATTCCAAACGGCATGGTGTGCATCTTGAGAAGGTTCATGCTTCGAGTCTCCACGATCGGGCGGGTCAAGGAGCAGAGAATGTACGCGTTCTTGTCCAGGCGCTTGGCAAAGTTGGTGGCATAGGTGCACATGGACTGCTTGCCCATTGCCGACTGGTAGGTGTTTCGCGGAGACTGGTTGTGGTCCGAAAGAGGAATCGTGCCTGCCATATGTCCAAGCAGAAGCGACGGATGAATCTCGTAGTGCGTGTGCGTAGTCACACTCTCGCGCGTCACGGCAATGCGCAACGTCTCCGTCTCCGACGCATCAATGTACTCCACACAGGTGCGCACCCACTCGCTCCAGTCATTGACATTCTTTGTCGGCGGATTCTGTCCCACACGAAACACGGGACGCACAACACGACCGCCATCTGTCTCAATAGACACCGTATTTGCCAAGGTGAACCAGGCAATTGACGTGTGAGGGTGGATGCGCATAGAATACTTTGCACACCGTAGGGCAGAGACCAGGGCGTGTGGGTCGAGCGTATATGCCATAATCACACCATTCACAATCACCGGTGTTCCCTCATATCCCCTTGACGTCGACACCCACTCCAAGGTATACTCACGCAGAAAGTTCAGGATCGTATGCGAGGGGACGTGCTGAGAGATGGAGGTGAGAAGCGACATGGTCTTGACAATACCCACCGAATGACCCTCCGGTGTCTCAACCGGACACATGAACCCCCACGACGTTCCGTGCAACTTACGAGGGGCAAGCAACTTACCAGACTTTTCAACCGGTGTCTGGATACGCCGCAGATGCGACAGGGTTGCCGCATAGGACATGCGAGCAAGAACCTGCGACACACCCACCTTGGTGGCATTGGACAGAGAGGTTGACGACGACATGCCGAGTCCAAGAACCGTGAAGTTTCCGGTGGACAGTGCCTGCTTCAACTTGCTCTCGATGGTCGACATCTTCAAGATCTTGTACAGGTTGCTCGAATTCAAGATCTCCATTGGGCGCGGCGTACCCTTTTTCCACGAATCATGGTTCACTTCCTGCACGAACTCGTTACGAGTGTCATTGCAGACCTTCTGGAAGAGTTGACGGAACAGATGCGTGAGAAGCGCACCGGGCATGACAACGCGCTTGTTCGGATAGGCATCGCGGTCATCGAGCGGGATCTTCTTCAGGTACGTCAAGAGCAGACGACGGATCATGGTGGCAATGACCAGGGTTCTGCGCGCATTCAAGACTTCGGGCGTTGTCGTCTCTCCACTGAACTTCACGTGAGGCAGCAACTCCGTGGTCAGCAGATGGCGAACATATGCACACTTGTCCTCCTGAGACGTTCCATACTGGAGATGGTTGGTCAGGTAGGACACTGCATCCTGCTGCGTAAAGATTGCAAGTTCTGCCGTGTCGCGAAACGAGGCGCCGAGCAACTCGACGTACGGATCCGCATCCGATCCCCAGATGAGACATGCAATCTCACGGTCCGAGACAATACCCAGTGCCTTGAAGTAGACCATGATCGGAATGTCCTCCCTGAATCGAGGAACACATGCAGTCATGGGGAACCCGAATCCATTGAACTTGGAACTCAGACGAATCTCCAACTTCTTCGGCGGGGTCGTGAAGGACTCGTGCAGGGACTTGAACTCGACAGAGAAGAGATGCTTTGACGCCGACCGCTTGTTCTGAAAGATCATGATCCGGTTGTCAGCAATCTTCTCCTGGCAGAGGATCGTGCGCTCCGATCCGTGCACCACAAAGTACCCGAACGGGTCGCGGGCACACTCGCCCAACTCCTCTGCGCTTGCCGGGTAGTCCTTGAGAAGACACAGCGACGAACCAAGCATAACCGGCACCTTGCCGATGGAGATGCCATCAAACACGTGCGACTCCTCCGTGTACGTGTCCAGGAGCGGACCCTTGTACGTCCTTGCCACGAAGCGCACATCCATATACATTTGCGCGGCATAGGTGAAGTTGCGCGTACGTGCCTCCACCGGAAGCATGGGTTTGATCCGACCTGTTGCCTCCTGCAGACGGGGTTTCATGTAGGTCACATTCTCGAAGGACAACTTGAACTCGTACTTGTACTTCTTGGTCGTCTCATCCTGCTCGTGCCAGACGGTGATGGGTGGTGTCGATTGCACAATCAGCGGGATCTTTGTGCGAACAAAGTCTTCGAACGACTCGATCTGATGGTCGACGAGGCGAGCAACACCGTCCTTCGAAAAGTAAGCATTTGCGGCATCCCACTCCATGCTGAATTGCACCGGATTGTCTCTAAATAAATGCTCTTCGTTTTTACAATGAGCACCCGGATTGTGAAAGTCGGAGGACCCCCTCCTCATGTACGATCGATCACGCGCAAGGCGGCGCCGGGTGGATTTAAGAAGCATACAACCTACCCTGCAAGTAGTCTTCGCAAGACACGCAAGATCCGTGCAGCACCGAATCCGACTCAGGCACCTCCATCGGCACCCGGAGTTGTCCGAATCTTAACCGCAAAGGGACAAGAGGCAGATGAGTCGAAAATAAAGAAGGCAGTCGATCGTATGAGTGAACCTGAAATACGTCGTAAACTTGCAGGTTCCGGCATGACTCTCAAATCAAAGAACAAGCATTTGGCAAGGATTATTCTGGGCAGCGGAATGGCGGCAGGAATGATTCCCCATTAAAGTGTTAATGACGACTCTGTGGGGTCCACTTGGATGGATGACTTTACATTCCATGGCATCGCTCTATCCAGACATACCCTCAGACTCGGAACGCAAATTAATGACCTCATGGTTGACACATTTTCAAGATACGATCACGTGTCCGTCCTGTCGCGATCACTTCACAGACGCGCTTACATCCTATCGCGCCCAATTTCCGAATGTAATGAATTCTCGACAGACGTTTATGGTCTTTACTCTCCGTATCCACAATTCCGTCAATCGTCGACTGAACAAACCCATGTACAAGACACTGAACGAGTGTTATGAGACCTTGCGCAATACAGTCAATTCAAAGACAACGCGCGACTACCGCATGGCATATTATACACATATACGCAGACAGTGGAAATTGTATCAAGATGCAGCAGGCATGTCTGCACTTCGAAAGATTGGCGACATGCTGAAAATTGAGGGAGAGTATGCGACACCTCGTTCAAACAATTTTGAAGTCCCGATTCAAGACGACGTGGTTGTCATTGGAGACTTGCCTATCCAAGTTGCCGGGGCAACCATCGATATCCGTCCTCAACAATCTCAAGCGGTGGGACGGAGGTTACGGTTTGTAGGCGGCGGCATGAAATTTGCCTGAAAATTTTCCCGATTGCTCTATAAATGGAAGACGTCACTGCCCCTGCCCCAGAGGTTCCTGTGCCTGCGCCTGCACCGGTCCCGACCATCACGCTCACCGAGTTGCTTGAAGTCCATGCCGTTGTTGTTGCCAAGGAGACTGCAGACAAGGCGTTACTTGAACCTCTGACAAAACTTGTGGCGTCTCACGACCTTCTGCGTCCTCTTTTAGTTCAGTGGGCGACAGGCGGGTTTTCGACCACCGCGACGATCCAGTCGTATGCGGTGACGGCGCCCGGGACATGCGCGGACGGTGTCAAGCGTGCCCTCTGCGAGTACATTGAGTACCTGCTGGGGACGACAATGGGTGCCCTGATGACGCAACTGACGGCGCTTGCCCCCGAAGTTGTGTTCAGTTATGCGTTCCCGGGCGATGCGGCACTTGCGATCTTTGCTGCGCGTGGACCGGTTGTGCCCGCGGTTGTGCCTGCGCCTGCCCCGGAGGTGCAGGTTGTTGAGGTTCCGGTGGTGCCGTCTGCTTAAGTGATTAGACGGATGCGCTGCTCATTATACCCTGCTACAGCGATCACACCGCTCAAAGGATTCACGGCAACACCACGCGGGTCATTAAAACTCGCGTTTGTACCTGTGCCATCAGCGCTCCCCTGACTGCCGCTGCCCGCAAGCGTGGTGACTACCCCTGCGGGTGTAACAAGAAGGATTTTGTTACCGCCCCCGTCGTTCCCCCAGGCTACGACGATCACGCCTGTAGGTGTCACGGCAACTCCTTTAACATATGTAATTATCGCGAGCGTAGTGACGACGCCGCCTGGGTATGTGATGAGTCGGACACGAGATGTGTTCACATCGGCCACAACGATATTGCCTGTCGTCGGATCATATGCAATTCCGTATGGAGTTGAGAAACTCGCGTTCGTACCTGTGCCATCAGCGAACTGAGCGGTGCCGCTGCCCGCAAGCGTAGTGACGACGCCTGCAGGGGTAACAATGCGGATGCGGTTATTTCCGCCGTCGGCAACGGCAATATTCCCATCTGGAAGCACAGCGACTCCATACGGATTGGCGAAACTTGCGCCTCCGCCTGTCCCATCCGCAAAGCCGTAACTGCCACTGCCCGCAAGCGTGGTGACGACACCTGCAGGTGTGATTAGTCGGATACGCTGGTTTGCCATGTCGGCAACGACAACATTGTTGTTTGAATCTACAGCAACTCCACGCGGGTTCCTGAAACTCGCGCCTCCGCCTGTCCCATCCGCAAAACTGTAACTGCCACTGCCTGCAAAAGTAGTAACGACCCCATCCGGCGTAACAAGGCGGATGCGTTGGGTCTCCACGTCGGCCACGAAGATGTTACCGTTTGTCGGGTGATATACGACTCCATTTGGGAAGTAGAAACTCGCATTTGTACCCGTTCCATTTGCGAACCCGCCAGTGTTGTTTCCAGCAAGCGTGGTGACGACTCCACCATTCGTCCACGATGCTCCACGTTTTCCACGACCGTACGAGACCATACTATGCACAGACCCCAAAAACGGCATGTTCTTATTTTAAGACACGATTATTGTAATACTTAAATGTCGGAGTCCATGCAGTCCATTGCAAGTGGATTGAGAAACAAGAAGTTGAAAAAGATCATTGGCGTCTATCAAATTGAATTTGTAGATTTCAAAGCATCCGGGTTAGGCGATTTCATTCGCGGATCCTTCACCATGATGCAGTTGGTTCGTCTTCTCAATAAGTACACTCCCGCCAATCTTACGTACGACCTTGATTTCCGCAACCATCCAATGAGCAAGTGGTTGGTGTGCGACAAGGGACTGGAGAAACCGGGGTTCTATTCAGAATTGACCAACATGCACATTGATACGTTAATGGTCAAACAAGACGAAGCAGATTTGGGGTACCAGCACCTGCTTCGCGAGATAATTCGGTTCGTCAATCGGTCAGGCGGTCCGACGGTCCATGGATTTGTGTGTCGCGACGATGTTTTTGAGGAGATCTTGCAGTCTGAGCGGGATTTGGTGAGGACCCGTATGATGCCGACGCCCGAGATGGACGCGTATGTGACGGACACCTTGACCGAGATGGGTGTTGCGGGTCCGTATACAGTTCTTCATATCCGCATGGCAGATGAAAAGTGCTTCCCCCCTGTCCCGATTGATCAGTCGGTCATCGACGCGCTGATATCTGCAGTGAATGCGAAACTCACTGACGAGCAGTATGTCTTGATTTCCAACAGCGACCAGGTCAAGGACGCATTTGCTGGACGGTCCCTTCATTTCAAAAAGACGGCAATTTGCCACATTGGTCAGAATGACAAGCAGTCCTTGCAGCAGACCCAGGATACTCTACTGGATTACTTTATCATGTCTCGCGCTGGAAAGATCCACGCCTTTTCAACCTATGACCGCACTGGATTCAGTCTTGAATGCAGTAAGGTATATTCGATTCCGTATACATTTACGAAGATTCCCACGGATACGGATCCGCCGGAGGTCGTACATTTTCAAACTGTTTAACCGAAACTTGTGAGTTGACCTAACACGGTCCATGCCGATCCAGTGTACATTAATGTAAATGTCTGTGTCTCTACACGACTCGCCGTCGCTGTCGGCGCCGATGCACCCGGCCACTTAATCGTCTGCGCGACTCCAGCAATCTGGAGCGCGCTGATGTAGTAGGGTGTTGCGCCTTGAACCAGTGTAAAAACCACCGAATAACTCTTGTTGGCAGTTGTTGGCAAGTTGGTCAAGTTAATTGTAAAGTTTGCTGTCAAGGAGGTCACGTACCAGATATCGCCCGTCGACCAATCAGCAACCACTGTTCCACTGCCTGGACTGGCAATCGTATTCAGCGTCTCCTGAATCTGCTGGACAGAGATGGTTCCGCTCGTGCTCACATTTGAGCCCGTGATTGTCATTGCGGGCACTAACTTGTTGGAGACAGCGGACTGGAATACGAGAGACGATGACGATCCTGTCGGCACAGTGCCGGTGTCTACCGCATAGACGCGTCCAAGCGGGTACCCGGTGTTGGAATTGGCAAATGCAAGAGACGCAACACCACCCGCATAGTTCTGGGCAGTTGTCTGCAGGGTCAGCGTATCGTATCCCGCACCGTAGTTCGAAGTGTTTGTAGATCCAGGGTATACAACGAGTTCGTTACCTGTCACTGTCACGTTTGAGTTTGCACCCGATCCAATGATGCTAGAGGTCGTCAAGTTAGTGATTGCTGATGCTGCGGAAATTTGACTGATCACTCCCGCCTGGATGGGTATCTTTGTCAGTGCATTGTTTCCGCCCTTGCCTACATAGACTACGCTTCCATCTCCAGATACAGTTACACTACCAATGTTAGATCCACTCGAATTTCCTACAGTTGACCATGTAACTCCACCGTCCGTGCTGATCGTTACGTTACCGGTTGCTGGACTCGTTGTCGCCAGTGCAAGTTTCATGCCGTCCGCAGATCCGCTCAACGTATACCAGTAGTTACTTCCTGCAGAGGTTGCCTGCGTCCATGTCGCGCCGAAGTTGGAACTCACATAGATATATCCTCCATTGCCATAGTTGATACCCATCGGGGCAGCTGCCATACGCGAACCGTCATATGACACTGTGAAGTTCCAACCGTATATTGATGTACCAATCGAAGTGATTTGTGTGAAGGTTGATCCGGTGTTCGAACTGATATATGCATTTGACGATGAAGATACAAGCATATAGGTTCCGTTTGAGGAGATAGCGTTTCCACCGCTCCAGCTGCCCAGTGCCGATGCAATTGTTGACCAGGTGCTTCCACCGTTTGTGCTTAAAAACATGCCGGAACCTTTCGGTGCAAGGATCACGCTTCCGTTTGAAGAAATAGAGATTGGGTACGACCCTGGTACTTGATTCGTAATTGCACCAACCTCCGAGAAGGACGCCCCACTGTTGCTGCTTAAGAAAAACCGGGAATTTTGATCGGCATAGGCATAGAACACTCCGTTCGAAGACATCGCAAAGTTTCCAATGTTACCATAGGCCAACGTTTGTGAAATTGTGGGTAATACCGTCCAAGATGATCCTGAATTCGAACTAATCGATAAAAGATTGGTCGTATTTAGTTGTGTAACAAGGACAGTCCCGTCATAGGATGTACGGCATTCGCCAAAATTATAGGAGGTGTTCGACAGTGGAACAGAAGAATTCGTCTGTGTCCATGTAACACCGCGGTTCGCACTTATCCATACATTTCCAACGACATACGGAGTGCCTGAAGCTGCTAGGTAATTTCCGTCCCAAGACCCTGTCATAAGTCCCAAGGTGGCGTTGATTGAGTTTGAGACAGTTGTCCATGTGGAACTTGCATTGACAGGTGATCCCGTCGCAACCTTGATAAGTCCGCTACCATAACCAACCGCAACGAGGGATGCATTTGACGATACATACACCGCGGACCCATTTGTTCCGGCATTTGATAAGGTGGTCCATGTCGATCCGGTGTTCGAACTAATGATCGGGTATCCAGAACCACCAATCATAAGGATCGTTGCTCCATCAGGCGTCATTGCAGCAGACCCAAAACTGTTTGTTCCGGTGGATCCCGTTCCTGATAGCAATGCCCAGGTGGATCCGTAGTTTGAACTGATAAGTGGAGCTGTACTCTGTGTAATTGCCAGCGCAATCGCTCCGTTTGAAGAACACAGCATCTGCACGACACCGTTTGTGGTGACTACTCCAAAGTTCAATGCTGTCCACGAGACTCCTGTATTTGAACTCACATATGAATATGTTTGATTATAACCGATATAGATCACAGATCCATTTGATGAAAGACATCCCGAATACATTGACGGAGCAGCAGTTCCGATCTGCGTCCATGTGACACCGTAGTTCGAACTTATGAAGGGGTTGTTTCCGGCAATGAGCACCGCCCCGTTCGCAGACATTGCAATTGATGAGGTATACGGACCACCACCAAGCTGTTGACCCAATGTCCACGTGACACCATAGTTCGAGCTCGTGCGTATGTAGGCGTCATTAGATCCATACGTTGCCAGGTACTGTCCATTCGACGACTGTGCCATTCCCCAGAGAGCAATCGGCGTACTCGATGCCATAGACGGAAGAAGCGATGCGGATCCAATTGTAGATCCAGATACAGTACCGATGTTCGCACTCCCACTGATACTGAGCGCCGTTCCCGAAACCTGACCGTTGCTCAGCGTCACACCGCCAATGGAGTTGGAGGATCCACCTGGAGATGTCAGTGCGCCCTGGTACAGCATAGGAGCAGTGGCTGCGTTCGCGATATTTATACGACGGGCAGTAACGGTCACCATACCATCTCCCGCAGTTCCAGTAACACTTCCTGTCTGGGTCCAGTTCGAGTATCCGTTCGGGGATGTATAGATGTTGGTAGTATTGCTGTTGCTGTAGATGCCCATGTACCAAGCATTTCCATTCCAACCCGGCATACATAGGTAGGAATTCAGAGGGTTCGTGCACCTGATTGACCACGTCTTTCCTGCGTTACTTGATGCATATCCCCCGTTGAATCCGCCAATATTGTATTCACCATTGACCACCAAATATCCCATTGCGTTCGTGTCCCATCCACCGATCTGAACTGCAGTTGTCCAGACTAATCCGTCAGGAGACGTCATGAAATTCATATAGCGACCAACGCCGACCCAGATCGATCCGTTGTACTGGATAAACTCCATGTTGTTGCCGCCGTTTCCGAATGGACTTCCCTGTGAGATCCAGTTGAGACCGTCATACGAGTAAAACACGTTAGGGTTTCCACCGCAGCCTCCACCTGCAATAAACTTATCCTTACCCCATCCGACGCAGTTCAGTCCGTTGTTTGCCGGGAATGTCGGCTGAGCCCAGTTGATACCATCGTACGAATACCACGGGGCGCTTCCACTGATCACCATCCACATCTTTCCGTTCCAAGACACACCTCTCAAGTGATCAGGACCACTTATTCCAGCGACCGTTATAATCGTAAACCTAATACCATCCGATGAGATACCTACGACACCGCTTGCAACAAATAACCAATACTGACCGTTCCAAACAGGATAGATCATTCCAGTGACTGCTGACGGGTAGACGTGCGATGTCCACGTAATTCCATCATAGGAATAGAAGGACTTGTTGGATGTCGATGATGCATACAGACATCCACCCATGATCATGAAACTATCAGCCATTGTGGGCGCAGCAGCAACTGCACCGCCAGTCACTGTGCGATAACTGGATCCATCAGAGTACACTGTTAGCGACGTATTGGATGAAAGCGAATACGGAGACGTCAATCCAGTAGTCGTACCTGCAAGGGTCAGCGTCTGTGTCGCAGTGTATGCATTGGAAAATGTCCACCACGAACCGGATGTAGCAGACGATAATCCAGGGAATGTCAATGTATTGGACGGACCCGCAGTAAGGCGGAAGGTGGTGCCAACCACGTTAGACGATGCGGTCAGATCGACGGTGGTTCCTGCGACGTTGGACGTTGCATAACGGTAGGATAGAGGTGCCTGAACGGTTAATGCTGTGCTTGTATTAGATGTATACAGTGCTCCACCATATGAGAGGATGCCGCCGGATCCTAAAAGCGGCGTGAGTTTGCGGATCTTGTTCACATCATATGCATATACGTTACCTGCAGAGTCTACGGCAATACCACCGGGATAACGAAGTGTTGCAGTGCCTCCAACACCATCTATGAGTACTGATGGGGAATTTCCCATTGCTACTAATGTGCCTCCAATTTGGCTTACGGTTGACGTACCTGCTGCCACCTTAGCAACAACAGAAGCAAATGGATCGTCAAAGTATATATTTCCACTCGAATCAATTGTAGAATACATGGGTGTAACGTAAGACAGTGCTGCAAGATTGACAATTTGAGTGTATGCACCACTTGTCGTAACACGAAACACTGCCCCTTGGTTGACAAACGTAGATGTACCTACGAACGTTCCAGTCGCGGTGTCCCATGACAAGTTATAACACTGTCCTAAATGGGTCTGTGCGCCCGTCATTGTCATCGTGGTAACAACACCTGTAGAAGGAACATACTTTCTCAGTGTACCTACGTTATTGACGTAATTGAAGTCTATAAAGTACATAGTGGTTCCAGTCGGATCAAAGACCATACCGAATATGCGGTTAATGACGGCATTCGTACCTGTGCCGTCGGCAGACGTCTGCGATGCATTGCCGACTACGGTTGTGATCGTGTTTGTGCTCGGAACATACTTACGGATGCGGTTAAAGTCACCAATGTATAAATTGTTCGACGGATCAAAGGCGAAGGACTGGATCGTGTTGATGCGAATCGTTGTTCCAGTTCCGTCTACAAACGACGAATCCGACGCATTTCCAGCAAGAGTTGTCGTCACGCCCGTTGCCGGACTGAATTTGCGCAGTACGCTATATCCGTCGCCAAAATAGATGTTCGAATCTGTTGGACTATATGCCATTGGTTCAAATGAACCGCCACCCACAGTAGCGTTCGTACCTGTTCCATCCGTTGCACTGTTCGTGCCGTTACCGATAAAGCTTGATACGTTATACAGCGTGGGTGTCGCGCTCACGCCATTCACGCTGGACGCATTGGTGATCGCGTACCCGCCCGCGTTGATCGCAGCGGATGCAGGGTATGCCGCCCACGTGGCGGGATTCGTGGAGGGACCCGTGGGACCCGTTGCGCCCGTCGATCCAGTCGAACCCGTTGCACCCGTCGTGCCCGTCGCGCTCGTAGGTCCGATCGGTCCAGTCGTTCCCGTCGTACCTGTCGGACCCGTAGCACCCTTCAGACCACCGTAGGCAAGGGAGGTCCATGCAGTTGTTCCATCGCCGATCTTGAACAGTTGCGTGTCTGTTTCAACTCCCATTTCGCCAGATGCTAAGATAGGGTTATTTGAAGTCCATGTCGCGGCAGTGCCCCGACGGTGCTGGAATTGAATGTATGGCATTGTGTATACCGGAGGAAAACATTAGACGACATAACCACAGTCAAAGACCGGTCCAAGTGTATATACGTTTGATGGCGCACCCCCGTCAAACCCGATGGACATCTGCGACGGTCCTGTGGGTCCAGTCACACCTGTCGATCCCGTAGGTCCAGTCGGTCCAGTTACACCTGTTGTACCCGTCGGACCCGTAGATCCTGTAGACCCTGTAGGTCCCGTTGTGCCTGTCGGTCCTGTCGTTCCGGTGGGTCCAGTGAATCCTTGGATACCGCCATACGGTAAATTGTTCCACACCGTGACGCCGTTACCTAACTTAAATAAATTTGTATCTGTCTCAATTGCGAGTTCGCCACTTGCTAGCACCAAACTTGCACCGACTGCTGCCCATTGCGTCGATGTTCCACGACGGTGTTGAAGTTGAAAGAAGGGCATTGTATATTAAAAAGAACTTATGAGGTCTCCGTTACCCACGGATCAATAAACAGTGAATACAGCAATGTTCCAGCAAAGGATGTATCCATGGTACCGGTAATGCCGCCACAATCGAAAACGGGTAGACGTTTATAGTTCGTGGTGGGTCCGCCTGCATCCAATAAATTTCCGGAATTCGTGAAATCGCCAGCAGGTCCGGTCGGTCCCGCTGGACCTACAATACCATTTGATGGTCCGAGTGGTCCAGTCGCGCCGGTCGGTCCCGCAGAGGGTCCTGTCGGTCCAACTGCGCCGTCGTTTCCTTGGTCGCCCTTTACACCTTGAAACCCCTGGATACCTTGCGGTCCCGCCGGTCCTTGGATTCCGGCAAGTCCCTGGTCGCCTTGGACTCCTTGCGGTCCCGTGTATCCAATTCCTTGAAGTCCCTGAATACCTTGCAGTCCCGGGTCTCCTGCCGGTCCCACATCTCCTTGAATTCCCGGAACACCCTGCGGTCCCACATCGCCTCGGGGTCCGGTAGGTCCAGTGAATGACGACATTGTCTATACTAGGAGAAATTGACTGTATTCGCAAGGAGTGTAATACCAAGATTGACCGTCTGGTCGCTTCCACCAGAATTGTACAAGGTGATTGAAAAACTGGATGCACCGACAACAACTGCCCACCGAATCGTTGTAGACAAAGTTGTAGGAGATGCAACTATCTGTGTTGCGGAATATCCCGTCGTCGGTATCTTTACGATATAAAATTGAGAGAGTTGAGTGATTCCAGTTCCGCTACCCGTGTTTCCAATCGCAGAGCAAAAATACAGTCCAGATGCAGACAGTCCGCTCAAAACCGTATTCGTGGCACCTGATTTGAGCGCAAACCCTGTTTTTGAATACGATAAGAATCCAGATGGTATAAGTCCAGATACCGTGGAGGAGATTGCGGCAGTCATTGCGCCGCCCGTAGCAGTCATTGCGCTCGATGCCAAAACACCGCCGCCGTATGCCAGTCCAGACTGAGCATAGGCGCTGTTTGTTGTACCATTTGCTATAAGCAGGTTTCCTGTAGTTGTCGTCCCTGCAATTGTGGTGAACCCTGCGCCTTGCGGACCCGCGGGTCCTGCTGAACCCTGGATTCCTTGACTTCCGTTTGCACCATCCACGCCTTTCGGACCGGGAACCACCGTTCCCCACGTAACACCTGTGAAACTATCACCTGAAAAGGACAGCAACCCTGCCGCATACAATGTATTCAGGGACACGGCAATCGCACTTGCCCCGCCACCTGTATAGTTTGTGGCAAGAACACCGTTGATATAGTATCGTATAAACTGTCCATCGTACGACACAGTTAGTACAGGCGGAGTTGTATAGGACGCCAACCCAAGTTGTATAGGGTTGCTGAGTGTCGCACCTGGCATAATTTTGTAGAGGGAAACGCTGCCAGGAATGCCGTTTGATGCAGGACCTCTCAGAATGTAAAATCCATACGTCACTGTGAAGGATGTGGCAACTCCGACAGTATTGGGTACGACAAGTGCGCTGGTTGACAATCCAAATTGAAGTATCGTATATGCTCCTGTATCAAAAAATGCCCCAGGAGTTGCAGTGATGTATCCGGTTGGAAGTGGAAGGGCAGATGAAAACCCAGAGTCCCATTTTTGAACCGTTAACGAACTCGCCGAACTTGCATTTGTAAATGTTGTACCCGATGCAGTGGTGGTCTGTGTGCAGAGTGTTAATGTGACTGGAAGGGTCGAACCTGAACTTGCAGTGGATCGAACAAGTAGTGTTGGGAGCACACCGGTGTTTTTCACAATTGCATTAAACTGTCGAAGTGTTGTCCCGGGAACTAACGTGATTGAGTATGCAGTTGTTCCCAGATAGGTCTTGATGACCTGATCAATTGTTGGAGACTGAAACAAGAAGTCAATGTAGTCGAGAATGTTCGGTCGGCGAACTCCATCGCTGCAGACAGCTGGCGGGTCAAGACCAAAATAGAACGTTACAGGCGATAACGCGCTCACGCCTGTCTTAGGAAGTGTTGTTATAAAGTTTGTTATGATTGTCTTGTCTGCTGTTTCTGTAGACATTATGTATTAGACAAGAAGAGTAACCATATAAGACCAACGTATCGATGATTGAGAGATACCCGTATTGTTGAGATAGCGTATTACTTGCGTATCGTTTGCAAATGCAGGGACTCCGCTATAGTTCCAAAGTGCACTTTGATATGTAGCGCTCGTATTTACTATATATGCAATGGAGATGGGGACGCCGGATGGTATGCCAACGGCAATGACAGACACCATGTAGACGTTTGAATTTGAAAGTGGATCAAATGTTGTCGTAGTAAAGAGCGCTTGACATAATCCAGTTCCAAGACCGCTTGTATTCGATCCATTTGATGTATAATACGACGTGCCATAGAAACTCGATGGAATCGTTCCAGACACTGGATTAAAAATAAGACTTGACTGCGCAGTTACGCTGTTTGCTGAACCATTTGCGGTAACGATCCAGTTTGACGTACTTGGAGACACTGTGATTCCTGGACCCGTCACACCTGTCGCACCTGTAGGTCCAAGTCCACCTGTCGGTCCGGTCGTTCCAGTTCGTCCAGTTCCTCCTGTGGTTCCAGTCGATCCTGTAGGTCCAAGTCCACCGCTAGGTCCAGTCGTTCCAGTCGGTCCAGTTCCTCCCGTCGGTCCAGTAGGTCCGGTGTATCCCGTTACGCCTGTCGGTCCAGTCGGTCCGGTCGGTCCAGTCGGTCCAGTCGGTCCAGTCGGTCCGGTCGTACCTGTAGGACCTGTAGTTCCAGTCGGTCCAGTGGATCCTGTCGGTCCAGTCGCACCTGTCGGTCCCGTGGATCCGGTCGGTCCGGTGGGTCCGGTGGGTCCTGTTGTGCCTGTGGGTCCCGTGGATCCTGTAGGTCCGGTCCTACCCGTACCGCCGGTGGATCCGGTCGATCCCGTTGATCCAGTGTATCCAGTCACACCCGTATATCCCGTTACGCCCGTGGGTCCTGTAGTTCCGGTAGGTCCCGTTGATCCAGTGTATCCAGTCACGCCCGTCGATCCAGTAGGTCCCGTTGATCCAGTCACACCTGTCGACCCTGTATATCCAGTGACACCTGTAGGACCTGTAGTTCCAGTCGGTCCGGTCGGTCCAGTTGCACCCGTCGGTCCCGTGGATCCGGTCGGTCCGGTGGGTCCGGTGGGTCCGGTGGGTCCAGTTGTGCCTGTGGGTCCAGTGGATCCTGTAGATCCGGTCGTACCCGTACCGCCGGTGGATCCGGTCGGTCCCGTTGAACCAGTGGGTCCGGTTGCGCCTGTTGGACCGTTGTATGCAATTTGCAGAATGCGTGCCTGTGCGCATGGAGACAAGGGTACACTTGCCGTTGCGGGGGTCGTATTCAGTGTAACGTTTGCAGAATTTGCGTACCACCAAAAATTAAGAATACTCCCCGCATTCACTGTAATCATATCCTCAACCGGAACAGTGCGCTGTGCACCGTTGCCCCCGAGACTAACTGTAAATGCACTCCCAGTCGCATTACTACCGTTCACGCTGTACCAAAAAGATGTAGTTACGCTTCCTCCAGATGTCTGGATAACCTGTGCATATAAATTGAGGAAGTACGTTCCAGCATACTGAAACACTATATTTGACCCTGATGTGACGGATATACCGTTTCCATTGTCGGTTGTGTTAAATGTAACTGCCTTTGGAGTATTTGCGGTAATTGTCTGCGTTAACGACGTATCGTAGAATCCGGCATAATATCCGGATGCGCCACCTGCACCTTGCGGTCCAATCGGTCCAGTCGTGCCCGTCGGTCCCGTCGGTCCAGTGGTTCCCGTAGGTCCAGTTGAACCCGTTGCGCCACCGATGGCAATTAGTGTAGTGTGCAAGTGTGAAATGGTCGAACCACGAAACCCCCACTGCATTGTCGTACCTGCGGGAACAGTCGCATAAACATTGATGACCACATTGCCCATAAATGTGTGTCCTGGGACATATAACGCAACGTCGTACTGCTGCAATGGTAATCCTGTATATACATTGACTGGTGATGAGGGACCAATTGTGAACCCTCCCGCCGAGTCAGATACAGTGTACCAAATCTGAGCAATGCCACTTCCTGCAGTGATTCCTGCAAATAAGTTCATGTCCCACACGCCTGGAACAGACGCTGTACCTGGAAGCGCATTGTTCAAAATGGTAAAGGATGCAATATCTGCACCTGTCACGGATCCAACAATATTAATATTTGTTTGCGTTGATGTGTTGTATGACGTGATTAGTGTGCCCGGTAAGATTGATCCCGCATACGTAGTCGTCGGTGAATAGTCCATCTGCAGAACAAGTCCTCCGGAAATACCGTCTAACCCCTTGATACCCGTGGGACCAGTCGATCCGGTGGTTCCAGTTACACCTGTAGGTCCTGTTGCACCCGTCGGTCCAGTTGCGCCCGTGGGTCCAGTCGGTCCAGTGGGTCCCGTTACACCCGTCACACCTGTCGGTCCTGTCGCACCTGTGGGTCCGGTAGGTCCAGTCGGACCCGTAGATCCTGTTGTACCCGTCACACCTGTAGGTCCTGTTGCGCCCGTCGGTCCAGTCGGACCCGTAGATCCTGTTGTGCCTGTTACACCTGTAGGTCCTGTTGCGCCCGTCGGTCCAGTAGGTCCAGTAGGTCCTGTGGGTCCTGTAGTTCCTGTTGTACCCGTCACACCTGTCGGTCCCGTGGATCCCGTAGGTCCTGTCGATCCGGTAGGTCCTGTTACACCTGTAGGTCCCGTGGATCCCGTAGGTCCTGTCGATCCGGTAGGTCCTGTTACACCTGTAGGTCCTGTTGCACCCGTAGGTCCAGTTGCGCCTGTGGGTCCGGTGGGTCCAGTGGGTCCCGTAGTTCCTGTTACACCTGTAGATCCTGTCGATCCCGTAGGTCCAGTTGATCCGGTTGATCCTGTCGTACCAGTGGTTCCCGTTACACCTGTAGGTCCAGTTGCGCCTGTGGGTCCAGTGGATCCTGTAGATCCTGTAGTTCCCGTTACACCTGTCACACCTGTTGCGCCCGTCGGTCCGGTAGATCCAGTCGGACCCGTAGATCCTGTTGTACCTGTCACACCTGTTGCGCCCGTCGGTCCGGTAGATCCAGTCGGACCCGTAGATCCTGT